TTAACTGGTAGAACCCCGGGTTTTGGCCCCGGTGATCCTCGTTCAAGCCGGGGCGGGTGAGCCATCTATTAGGTACAGCGCACGTTCGTCCTGACGCCGCTTCACAAGGCCGGGCAGCACACGCCCGCCTGCCTTCGTCCACTTCATAAACTCGTCAGCGGCTTCGTCAAACTCGCCGCGGTTGGTTTTCATGCGTAGGCTAGAGCGTTGCAGGTTGCCAAGGCCGACGTTGAAGGCAAAACTCACCAATGCGTCAAACCGGCCTTGATGATTAACAGCAGAAGGGCAAAGTCGGGCCACGCCGCGCTCAAACCGGCCAAGGTCTTGAGCAAGGATAGCGTCAACCTCTCCCATAGTGAGGTTGCGATCCCAACCCTCGGGTATCGGTAAGGTGCGCCGTTCCTCATATTTCACCGCTGCGTGTGAAGGGTCTATAACGTGGCCGACCCCGACCGTCCATAGCAGGGCCGGACACCGATAAGGGCGCATCCTTACGCCCTCATGATGTTTAATCATGTGGATCGCGGCAGGGCTAACCTTCACTTTTTGCCGAAAGCCTGCGTACCAAACCAAAACGCGATGATGCTGCTCAAAATTAGCATCTCGTCGTCAGAGAACACTTCGGCCATTGCGGCGGCAAACGGCACACCCGTGTTGTAGGCATACCAAACGCCTGCAATGTTGATGGCGACTAGTTCTAACACGAAGATGTAGGTCACAACCGGGCGCACCGAGGCACGAAGGTTGATCATCCATTGGCTTGCGCCTTTGCCGATCTCAACGTCGTGGCTATACAGCGCCTGACGCTCCTCGGCAGCCGTCTGCGTCTGCACCTGCTCTAGTTTGATTTCCTCAACCCGTGCTTGCGCGATAAAGCCGCGTTCTGCGAGGGCTAGTTCACGCTCCTTTTGCGCGGCAACTAGGGCAAGCTCATGCTTCTTGTCCTGCCGGTCTTGAAAAATTTGCAGAATCTTGGGCAAACCGCCCGCAAGGAACGACAAGAACGTGCTAACCATCGTCATCATTTGTTGCGTTCCTCAAGCAATTTGACCCGCAATTGTAGGTCGTAAATCTTATCTAGCAGTTCTTCCTTTTGCTTTTGGCGATTAGCAGCACTAATGGGGCTGTCCGTTGGCACACCCTCGGGCGTAATCAGGGCGGGCATCTTACCCTCTATGGCGATCAGGCGATTGTTGAATGATGTGATTTCCGTGAGCAGCCAGCCTACAGCGGCCAGCAGCACCGGAAACAACATATCCACAATCTTCTGCATATTCACTTTTGCAGAGCCTCAAGGAGCAACATTCCCATGCTGCCAAGTGCGCCGAGCAATACGATGATGATGGTACCGCCAACTTTCAGAACCAGTTGCTCAAGGCGTTTGAGGCGAGCGTTAATGGCTTCGTATCGCACCGCACAAACGTCAATGTGGCTCGTTACGGTCACTTCAAGTTCTTGCACAGTCGTCATTACTCTGCACTCCACGGAAGCGGTTTGCTTACAGTCGGCGGGTTGACGGCCATATCTAGCTCACGCGCTACGTTTGCCTCAACCTCGGCCTTATCCACGCCGTTCGCCCACGCCCAGCCCAACACATCAGTCTCGGTTAAGTTTGGGTAAGCGATAAACGTATCGCCCGGCGAGGCAAAACCAACGGTGCCGTAATGACTAGCAGTAAACTGACCGCTACTATCGGTGCAACGCCAAGCGGCAGTTACCACAACGTCGGTGTGCAAACCGTCTTGCGGCTTAACAATCAGGCTTTCAATTTTCCAAGTAGCCATTTAATACTCCTTGCCAAGTCGGTCTTTTGCCAACGCGTAATCGGCAGCGTAATACTCGCGCACAAATGCTCTAACCTTGTCGGTGATAACGCTGCGGCCAAAATCAGTTGAAGTGTTGTAACGCACCAATGGCTGTTCCGTGTTACCGGTGACACGGCGCAATTCCGCTTCCATGTTGTGAAAGTCTAATGCTTGAATGTTGGAATGCGTAAACCATTCAGCCTGCGGCTTAAACAGCATTTCAAATTTGATGGGTAGCGCCGGGATCATATCCACAACTTCATCGTAAGAAACTTGTTCTGCTGCTTTGTTAATGCCCTGCTCATCAATAAAGCGTTGAAAATCATCCCGTGTGTATGGCATTTGCTTTATGTGCAGTATTGCACTTTCAAACCGAGCGAGAGGGTCTCGCATAAAGCAATAAACTTGGTACTGCAAAAGGTTGGAGTATTTCCCCGCGTATTCTTCAAAAAAACGATGCGGCCCTCCCAAAGACTTCCAGCCTACGGAAGTTAAGAAATGGCAAATTGTAAATGTTCCAACTTTCGTAGGACACAAAAAAGCCTTTTTGCTGGCTTTGTGGAACATCATTACGGCTGCTCCGATTCGCTCAACGGAGAGATTTCCAACGGCCCAACTCTGTCTTGTATTTCTGACAAATTTTCATTGATTGGGCGCGGTGGAACAACAAATTCATCTATAGCAGAATTATAAATAAACCCAATTCCTGCATATAAACCGCGAAATTGATCGTTATAAGAAGTTTGCTTCCAAACCGCATTATCTCCATACAACGAATGCAGAAACGCAATGCCGAGCGGTTCGGAATCTGGAAACGGCAAATTCTGAACTACCGCGTTGTTTACAACAACAACTTCTAAAACAATGTTGTTTTCATCAAGTTTTGCAAAATGCGCCATACATCACCAAGTAATAGAACCAGAGCCGGTGAACGTATACGTTCTGAACCCGCCAGAAACCGACACGCTTGGGGAGCCTGTTGTAGATACGGCAGCCGCATAAGAATCTGAATAACGAACAATCACAATACCCGAGCCGCCGTTGCCGCCGGTGCCACTTGCAACTCCAATAATTCCACCCATTCCAGAACCACCGCCGCCACCGCCTCTATTAGCAGTACCTGCGGTTGCAGTAGTGGTATTGCTGCCAGCGCCGCCACCGCCTGACCCGCCAGAGGCACCGCCACTAGCAAATCCACCACCACCGCCACCGCCAGCGTAAGTGGTTCCAGCAAATGTTGAGCCACCGCCGCCTTGCAAGACACCCGCGCCACCCGCGCCACCGCCGCCGCCAGAATTTCCTGTTTGATCACCTAATGAAGCGGTGCCGCCTGAATTACCCCCCGTGGCTCCAGCACCTCCCGGTCTATTATCAGAGTGAGAAAATGTTAGGGTACCGGGAGGGTTATCTATGTAGTTAGCCGATCCACCGCCGCCGCTGCCCGAACCGCTGGTAAATGCCTGTTTTCCTTGTTCGTTGTGGCCGCCGCCAGCACCGCCGTTTGAAGTTATGGTGGAAAATACGGAGTTATTTCCATAATTTCCATCATTTGCTAGTGACCCGCTACCGCCGCCACCAACTGTGACCGTGTAGCTAGTTCCCGCACTAATAGAAAATCCTGACGCAGTTCTGTATGCGCCTGCACCGCCGCCGCCACCGGGGTTAAATTGTTGGTAATAATAAGGCGTGACGTAGAAAGCGACTGTATTTGAGCCGCCGCCAGAGCCACCTCCTCCAACGACGAGATATTCAACGCTTGGCGGCGCACCGAATGTCGTAATACTATTGCTGGCCGCGCTAGATGGGCTATTACCAATAGCGTTAGTGGCAAACACCGTAAACGTATAAGCAGTATTTGCCGTCAACCCCGTTACGGTAATTGTGCCGCTGCCTGCTTGGCTCAATGTCGCCGTTATACCGCCGGGGCTACTTACCGCCGTGTAACTTGTAATGACGGAACCGCCATTGCTTGCTGGTGCGGTATACGAAACAGTCGCTGTTGTGCTGCTCGTTGCCGTTGCGGTGCCAATAGTCGGCGCGCCGGGGACTGTAACTCCCCGCGCAGCTATCAGCAGTTGCATGATTCCCGACATATTAGGTTACGTTCCCGCTGATGACGCAGTTATCGCTGTCAAGGAAAAGTACCGTTGCCACGCCCCTTGTTGCAAGAGTTACGCTGGCACGATCTGTGTTGGTGCCTGCAACGTAAGCAATGCTGATGCTGCACTCCACCGTTATATTGCCGGTCGTTGCGTTGTAGAGAGAAATGACGTTTCCGGTTGCCATAACGGCATTTGGAATAACAATTTTGCCGCTAGTACCTATACCAATGAACCGTCCAGAATCACCCGCTGAAACGGTGTATGTGGACGTTTTATTTGAACCTGACTGCGGAATGTTTCGCACATATCCATACTGATCGTTGATGCTAGTGATGGACGCGCCGACCGCGGTTAAGGTGCCACTAACCCCGACATTGCCTGTAGAAGTAGCAATACGCATTCGCTCAACGCCGTCGGTAGCGAATACAAGGTTGTAACCATTGTTAGTGGTAAACGATGCAATAGAGTCATCGCCCATCGCAACACCAAGAGCATTGGTGCCGCTGTTTTGCCACATCTCAATAAAGTTGTTGGTGTTGTTACCCCATGTGGCGGGAGCGTCAAAGTTGTTGGTGACTCTAAAAGATGCGGTGTTTGTTCCGACCCCAAGATTGCCCGACGTATCTATCCTGAGCCTCTCGCTGCCTCCGGTGTAGAAGGTCATCGGGAGGTAGGAGCCGGTGCCGTTAATGGCTGACTCTAGATAAGTAATGCTTGAGTCAACACCCATTGCGACTCGGGATGAGTTTGCCGGGTCTGAACTGTTATGCAGTCTGCAAGCCGCGCCAACAGCCGTGCCGTTTGGCAAAGCACTTATCGTCGTGTTGCCGTTTGTGGTGCTAGTCTGAAATGCCAAGCGATTGCTTAACGTCGCATTGCTCATGTCGCCCGTGATGCGCTGGGCGGTGCTAGAGAACGTGAGGTTGCCGGTGGTGATGGTGGCCGTACCCGCGTTCAGCGATGCCACAGAGGCGTTGGTAACGGTCAGCCCTGTCACCACAGCCGTGCCGACGTTGGCCGATGCTATAGATGCGCCGGTAGCCGTCAGCGTTGTAACCGTTGCCGTCGTTAGCAACGCCACTCCTGCGTTCATGGACGCGATGGAGGCGCTCGTAGACGTTAAGTTAGTTACGGTGCCGGTCGTAATGACCGCCGTGCCTGCATTGGCCGAGGTAATGGAGGCGGTAGTAGCGGCAAGGGCAGCAACACCTGTAATCGTGCCTGCGTCATCCACAATTACGACGCTATTTTGAATAACCTTGCCGGTAGTTAGATCAAACCGGGCAATGGCGTTGTCAGTAGATGAAGCAGGGCCAGTTACATCGCCACCGCCGCTTGCTGCGGTTGCCCATGACAACGTGCCGGTGCCATTGGTAGACAGAACCTGCCCGCTTGAACCGTCTGCCGAGGGCAGCGTGTAGGTCGTGCTGCCTGCGTTCGTGGCGGCTTGTATGCCGACATAGCCTGACGTTGCGCCCAAGAAGCGAGCGGTAGACAAGTTTGCAGAGCCGATAGAGGCTTGCACAGCGGTCAGCGTGGTCGTAGCCGCTACGCCAACATTGGCAGAGGCTACCGACGCCCCTGTGGCCGTCAGCGTCGTAATAACCGCCGTGCCGAGGTTAGCCGAGGCAATAGAGGCAGCGGTGCTGGTCAGGTTTGTGACCGTACCTGTGGTGACAAGCGCCACAGCAGCGTTGACCGAGGCAACCGATGCCGAGGTGGCAATCAGGTTCGTGATCGTGCCGTTGGTAATGACAGCGGTGCCAAGGTTGGCCGAGGTAACCGATGCGCTTGCAGCCCGCAGGTCGGTAATGTTTGCCACGCCCACATTGGCCGAGGCAACCGATACGCCCGTCAGGGTCAGCGCCGAGATAACGGCATTGCCAAGGTTAGCCGAGGCGATAGATGCGCCGGTCGCCGTCAGATTCGTGACGGTGGCAGTCGTCAACAAAGCGACACCCGCATTGACGGAGGCGACCGAGGCGCTCGTAGCCGTCAAATTGGTGACAGTACCTGTGGTGATAACGGCTGTGCCGACGTTGGCCGAGGTGATGGACGCACCGGCTGCGCTCAAGTCGGTTATAACCGCCACAGCCGCGTTTGCGGAGGCGGTAGAGACGGTGGGTAGGTCTGACTTGCCCGTAACCGCGAGGGTGCTACCGAGCGTCGCAGCGCCCGTCACGGCAAACGTGCCGCCGACTGATAGCGCCGAGGTGACCGACACATTGGCTTGCAGGCCGGTGTTGCCCGTAACCGTCAAGGTGCCGTTGATCGTCGTGTTGCCAAACGAGTTGGCGGCGTTGATCATCTGGAAGCGGGTGCCGTCGTAGATAACGACGACCATCTCGCCCGAGTTGATGTCGCCAGCGGCAAGGGCGCTGCTACCGTCGCGGGTGATGGCCTTTGCGCCCAAGCCGTCCACGTTCAGCGTCACCGCGCCCGTGTTAGCGCCGCCCGCCACAAAGTAAAACAACTGACCCGCAGCGTAGGCGGTCAGGGTGGGCGACATCGTGCCGAGAACGGTGTCGGTGCCAGTAATGGAGATGAGCTTGGCGACGGTGGACTGCACTTGCCCGAGGGTGGCCGCGTCCCCAATCAGCGTACCGTTGGCAAGGCCGGTGATCTTGTTGCTGCCCATCGGGATGTTGGCCGTAGGCGTGGACTGACCGTCCTTGGTGATGCAGTTCGTTAAGCCCGAGGCAAGGTCTGCCGTCAGGGCGTTAAAGACCGTCGCCGAAATGACGGTGTTGGCAACAACGGGCTGACCCGTTGAGTTGATGACAAAGGTGCCGCTGCCGTTAAAACTCATCTGTGCTTACTCCTATTCTTTCGTCTGTTCTAACGCTTGCCGTTGCTCGGACAGACGCTGAATGTTCTCTAATTGAGCAATCAGTTGCCGCGTTAAATACGGGTTGACCTTGCCTTTGCTACGTCGTGCCATATCCACAGCAAATCCAAACCCCGGAACTGCTGCTAACTGATCGCCATACTGTGACAAAAGTTGCGCTAACTTTTCGCCAACATTTGCGGGTGCGCCGCCAGCTCTCATTTTTGCAGAGGCTTTGGCGGCTGCGCTTTCGGTTGCTTTAGTGGCTGCAACGCGGCCAGCGATGCCAATGGAGGGAATCACCGCTGCTCCCGCCAAGCCTATTGGGCCTGCGGCTCCAAACCCGATGGAAGAACCTAAAGCGGGGCCAAGTGCGCCAGAAACAACACCTGTTGGCGCAAACTTTCCAAGGAATCGCATGGCGTTGGATACTGGGCCGCCATTAACAACACCCAAAATGGCCTGTTGTTCTTCTTTGTTAAACAACCGAAAGTCATTGCTTTTGGCTAATTTTTTAAATTCTCTCCGCAATGCGTTTTCAACGCCCGCGCCAGAAAAAGTACCGGGCGATTCCAAGCGGGCATCAAACATGATGTCCTCAATAACATCGCCTTTTCGCGCCCGCGACCAATAGCCGCGAGCTTCTTTCAGCGCATCTACCCCGCCTTTGTCACCAACAGGCACGTTTTCTACAAAATCATCAATTTTGTTTCGCAGAATCATGCCAACGCGCCGATCTGCGGGGTCAATGCTTGCTGCCGCATCTCGCGCCACTTGGCGCAACATATCCATGTCATCTAATGTCTTGTTGCTGCCTTTATATCGTTCAAAAGCTGCGATTGCTGCGCTTGATTTAGGATGCAATTCGGGAATAACAGCAACTTGCTTGCCATCGCTATCGCGCAAGTTTGTTTTTAGCCCGTCAACAAAACTATCAAATTGATTAGCGTCAAAAAACACGCCTGCATCTGTGGCTCTTTGATACGCAGCCTTGGCTTGCGCCTTCAATTCTTCAACTGAAGGGATGCCGGGAAGCGGTATATCTCCAACTTGTTGAAACGGATATGCGACCGTCTTTGCGGCAACCGTCAATGGATCAATGGCTTCTGATGCCGCCGCTAATTTGCCACCAACATATTCGGTTGGGGCGCTTGGGATGGCTTTTAACGCACGGCCAGTCCCATAACCAACAAGAGAAAGGTCAGAAAGTGTTTCTGCCGGGCGATCAGCGAACCGACGCTTTAACACATCGGGGTCAAGATACCCACGATAATGACCAATAATCCCTTCTGCTGGGCGCGTAAGCGGCGTTTCTTGCGATCTTCCGCTAACGCTTGGCAATGCGCTAATGCCAATACCCATGACGGTTTTGCCAAACTCTGTTGGCTCGCGGAATGGGTAACTTATGGCGTCAGCCGCGCCAGTAACAACGTCTTTGCCAAGGCGAAGGAAATCAGATGGAAGATTGGCAATGCCTTCTTGCAAAGCCTCAACGCCAGTCAGCTTTTCTTCTTGCCGTCGCGCCATTTCATAAGCGCGAGCAATATCCTTGTACTCTGGCGTGTCAATCAAATCTTCGTTTTGCACAAGCCAGTCGGCGTACCGGCGAGATTGCCGTTGCTCAACAAGCGGTTTTGGCTCTAGCAATGTTTGATTTGCCATTGCTATTTCCTCCGTTGCTGCATCTTTCGGATGATTTGATCTGCGCGATCAAACACCGCCTTATCTTCCGCAGCAATTTCTGGGCGCGGATACAACGAACTTTCTGGTTTATAACTTGGCGGCGACCAATTTAACGGGAATTTATCACCGTAAGTTGAATCGTATTTGTTGATAATGCGTTGTTCCAAATCGCTTAATTGCTTGTCGGCGTTTTCCAACGCAAGCCGCATTGCGCGAGCATCTTTAGTTCCCCTAATTGCGCCAATCGCAGTTTCAAAACGCGGCCATTCTTGCTCGGTAATACTGCCGGGCGCAAAACCTTCTGCTCGGCTTTGTTTTAATGCCTCAACGCTTGACCGCTCTCGCAAAGTATCAAACAGCGACTGCGCTGACGTTGCAGAACCTCGGATATTCGGCGTAAGCGTTTGGGTTGGGCCAAAAATGTAATCAGTACCGCCGTGTTGCTGCAAATCTTGGATAAAGTTTCGCATCATTGACACTTGACCAAGCGCCGCTTGCGCCGCTCCTTGATCAACGGGCTGTCTAGCAACTAAATTGCCGTACTCTTTTGGAGACACGCGTTCAATAGCCGGTTTTTGGGTTGGCGCAACTGGCCTTCCGCTTGCCGTGGTCGCGCTTCCGCTGTACTGCAACCCTCTGCCGGGGGCAAAATCGCCGGTTTCTAATGCCGCGCCGTAACTAATCCCGCTAGGAGGTGCCATGCCGCCACTACCCGTGGGGGCGGTTGGCGCTTGCGGAGCAGGGCGAACATTTAAGTTTTGCAGGTTTTGCGGAAGCGGAGCCATCAACTGCTCTAAAGTTGGAGCGGTTGGCACCATCCCCTGCTGATCAACCGGAATGTTAGTCAGTCCTAACGAACGGTTTATGTTTGAGTTTGCGACATCTAGCCTCATTTGGGCTATTTGATCTGGGGTAAATACTGGCTTGCCGTCATCAAGCCTTCTTAACAAAGTGTAATCAGGCGCTCCCTTTGCCACGCTTTGATCAAACGCTTTTCGGCTATCTTCAGTAGCAGAACTTATTAAAGCTAATGGGTCTATTTGTCCGTAAACCGATTTAGCCTTTGGCGTTTCTAACATTTGAGCAAGACGCGCTGCCATAACCGGGCGATCCTTCAATGCCGCAGCGCCAAGCCCGGTTGAAGCCATGCCCAACACTTCTTCCGGTGCGCGGCGGTACTGCGATTGGCGCGTAACCTCGCCCAACTCGGTCTGTTCGGGAACGGGGGCAGCACGACCCGCAAACGGCGTGGCCTGCATACGCTGGTTGTACTGATCCAGCGTTTCCTCGGGACGCTTCGCCATCTGCTGCTCAAGTTGCGCGTCAGGCTGGTAGGTATACCCGCCCTGCATACGGCCAAGCATGCGCTGGGCGTAATCAGCCTCCATGCCCTTGGCTTCTTCAGCGGCCTCACGCGCTTTGCGAGTTTCGCGGCCAGTCAGATAACCCTGCAATGCTTTTACAAGCGGCGCGGCCTTCGGGATCGGCGCTGCATTGCCTTCCATCGGTTCGTACTGTTGCTGTGCGAGGGCTTCAGCCAACATCGCACGGCGACGGGCCTCCTCCATCTGCCGCTCATATTCGCTTGGGGCGCGGAAGGTTGGGACATAACGTACTGTTTTAGCCATTCTCAAAGTCCCCTCTGTAAGAACCTCCCTGCGGCGTCGTCATACCGGCGGGAGAGGGCATACGCGGGCGCATCGGGCGTCCACCGATTTGCGGAGACATACCTTGCGAGCGACCCATGCCGCCCATCATGCCGGGAGTGCCGGTGATACCGGGCTGCGGGCTAGTCATCGGGCCGTTAAAGTTCATGTTCTGCGGCGGCACACCGGGCGCAGCGTTAGGCGTCGGCTGGCCGTAGGCTAATCCCGGCACTTGGCGCATCGCCATATCGCGCTGGCCTGCGGGAGCGGATAGGGAGCTATTGCGCTCCTGCATCGCCATCATTTGTGCCAACTGTTGCGGTCGGCGGTCGGGACGAAATCCGTTCATGCGTTAGCCCTCAAGTAACCCGTAATTGACCATCTTGTAGCCGCTTGGGTGAGCGACGATGGCTTGTGGCAACACGCTTTCCACTTCGTCGGCCATGACGCCGCGTTGACGTTCGCCAAAAATGTCGTATTCGTATACGCCTATGCCGAGCGGGTGAGTGCCAACGCGAACGATGTTGGATTTTAGCCGACGATCCGAGAAAAGCGCCGCAAAGCTGCCAGCATTGCCTGCCGCAGTTGCCAACGACCCACCTAATTGACCAAAAAGCCCCATATTTGCGTTGTACCCGGCAACTTGGTTTTGATAATTGCGCTGTGCAAAGTCGCCTTGCGCTTGACCCGCTTGGAATATCGGGGCTGGTGCAACCGACACGCCTTGATAGCCTTGGAACTGCGGGATAGCAACCTGACCGCCTGCCAACAATGCGCTGATCTCGTTGATCGGCATGGATCGCATTGCTGCCTGCTGTGCAAGCGCCTGTTGGATAGCGGTGTTGCGGAACTGCTGCTGCGCGATGCCTTGCTGGAACGCTTGCTGTTGTGCGGCGTTTTGGAATGCAGCCCGTTGTGTGCCAATGTCAAAACCTTGCCCGATGGCGGCATTACGTTGGTCTTGCTGCGCCATGAGTTGATTAAAGGCTTGCGATTGCGCTTGGTTCTGCGCGGCTTGACGCGCCAACTCTTGCTGCATCGCTTGTTGCTGCGCTTGGTTGTAGAACTGCGCGGCTTCTTGCGATTGACCGGCTTGTTGAGCCTGTCGCGCAAGGTTGGCTTGTTGAGCGGCAAGTTGTTGTTGGAAGTTTTGCCCTGCGGCAGCGTTCTGCAATTCCTGCACGTTAACGCTTTGGCCGAAAATTTGTTGCAACGCTTGATTAGCAGCCTGATTGGCAGCAATTTGGCGCTCGTAATTTTGCCCGATGGCTTGGTTTTGCAGTTCTTGGGCTTGTTGGCCCATGCCAAACTGCGCCATCAACGCCTCTCGGTTGAATTGACCTGTGCCAAGTGCCTGTTGGTATGCCTGTTGTTGCGCGACGTTTTGCGCTTGTTGCGCTGCAAGGGCTTGGTCAAAGTTTTGACCGATGGCCTGATTGGCGGCTTGCTGTGCTTGCTGTTGAGTGCCAAACGACGCTAGTTGCGCCTCGCGGCCAAACTCACCTGCTTGCAAACGCTGCTGGAACGCTTGCTGTTGGGCTTGGTTTTGCGCGGCTTGCGTGGCAAGCGATTGCTGTAGGTTCTGCCCCAGCCCGGTGTTATACAAACCGGCTTGCTCCATGCCCGCACCAAAGCCCGACAAGGCGGCTTGGTTGGTGAACATAGCGCGAGATTGCTGTTCGTTAAACGCTTGCTGACGCGCTGCTTGATCAAGACTGATACCCTGCGCGGCGGCTTGCAACAGAAGGTCGTTTTCCTTCTGCATTTGCGCTTGCATTGCAGAGTTATACGCCTCGCCACCCGGTCGCAAACCTTGGTTGATGAGTTGCGTTTGCAGCGATTGGCGTTCGCCCTGCAACTGCGGTGACAGGCGGGACAGGATCGCTTGCTGCGCCGTCATGCCAGCGTTAACCGGCCCTTGCGGCAGGTTGCCAATGTCAATTTCGCGTTGCAGTTCTGGTCCTTGGACAAACTGCTGCGCGTAACCAAACTGGCCTTGTTGCGGGCCACCGGCCACACCGCCTAAACCTGACAGGTCAAGCCCTTGCAGGTTCAACCCTTGCGGGCCTGCACCTGCTAGGCCAAACATCCCCGCATAGAACGGCATCTGCGAGACTTGGCTAACGCCCGACAAGTCAGCGCCTTGCAGTTGCGGTGCGGCAGGGCCACCACGCGCCAAGCCATACATTTCGGCCTGTGCGGGCAACTGTGCGCCCTGCACGGCAACATTGGCCTGCGCCATTTGCCCCGGCCCAACTTGCCCCGGCAACGCGCTAGTTTCATAGTAAGCGGTTGGCGTGTATGCGGCTGTTGGTGCGCCTGCAATACCGCCCGTCGCGGCTTGCTGCGAGGTGTATCCAACCGTTTCACTTGGCGGCGTCAGTTCACGCTGCATCGGCCCTGCATAACCGATGGTGTAATCAATGTTCGGCAGGCTGCCCGTATCAAATGGCCTCGCAACCGACAAGTCTTTAATGCCATACGCAGCGTTTTTGGCTGCTAAATTTAACCAGTATTCGGCGGCTTGTTGCTGTTCAAACGCCGCTTGCCCCGTGTCTGTCAGCCTTTGTGTGACGGTCGGCTGCTCAATAAACGTGGTAAATGCTGATTCGTCTGGCGCTTCACCCGCCATTTCGGGGTTGGTGAACAGCCGCTGCTGGTAGGCTTCCATCGCCTTGTTGTAGGCGTCTTTATCTACCGTCGGCGTTTTTTGCCAAGTCACCGTCTGCGACCCGGTGGGGCCGTAGATGTTGGGATTGGACATATAAGCCGATTGCTTGGCGGCGGCCAAGTTTTCGGCTCCTTGCTGCCGCGCTAACGCGGCGTAATCAGGTGCTGGCGGTGGTGCTGGCGATTTTTTGCCCATACCTCGGCTCCAAGAAACGACACTTGTCAGGTGTTTGCGTCATAAAAACAATGTCTCCGTCGGGTGCGCCATCCTTAATGCGCGCTTCCTCGGAAAACCCCATTTTCGTGACCAGTTTCAGCGCCCGGGTATGGTTGCTGGAAATCGGCCCTATTATCTTATCAACATTGCAGACGTTATAGGGATAATCGTACACAGCGGCTAGGTAAGCCGGGGTGACTTGATCCCAAGTGATGTGACAAACGACCGATCTGCCGTTCCACATCTCATAAACCGTACCGGCGACAAGCTCACCATCTTTCTCAAGGCCAATCGCAACCGAACGGTCAGCGTGATAGCCGCCGTCCGTGCGCGACATGACCCAATGGCCCACATGGGGGCCGTTTACGATGCGCCAGCCCATCCGAGTTGATACACAACGTCCGTTGATGCCCATTCCAAGGAGACGTTCTTGCTGGCGCTGTTAAAAACCAATCCGCCGCAGTAACCGATGCCTTGGATACCTACGAAATTGTTTGTAATGATCAGGTCAGCACCCCACACCGCCTGATTCCATAGCCCAACATCCCACAACCCGTATTGCGTTGCCACGAACGACAGCGCACCGAGGTCGGCGTTGGTCTGAAAATCCACGTTCATGCCGATATTGATGGTCGGCTGGCCGTTGCTATAAATAGTCGGGCGGCCACGGGTGAAATACTTAATGACGCCTCGCGTCTCAAAGTAGTTAAACGCTTGCAGCGCCTGTGTGCTGATAGCAACGCCGTCGTCGTTATAACCCGCTGCGCCCGATCCGGTCGTCCAGCATTCGGCAACGTAGCCGTCACCGCCGAAATACGGCTTGTCTGCAAGAATGGCAAAGCAGTTGGCGTTCCAGCCGGTGAACCGACACCACGCTTTTGTGATGTTGTTCATCACAAATTGCTCTTGGCCGCCCGTGCTCGGCGGTACGTTAACGATCAGCGCGTTGTTGGAGGCGTTGTACAGCAATCCCCAACCAAAATTAGACTTGTATTGCCGTGCCGCAGCCGCAAATGCGCCTTGAATCTTGTCTGACAGCGCCACTTGCGGGTCTAAACGAGACGATTGCAGCGCCGACGCCATTGGGATCAAGCCATCTAACGTCAAAACAAGCAAATCACCGCCGTATTTCTGCAAACAACGGCGAGAAATCGGCGCACCGATGATCCACACGCCAATCAGCGCCCATGTGGAGGCGCTAGAGGGGTCGGTTCCGCGATAAACGATGACCTCGCCTTGATCGGTGACAAAAACAAGGTTGTCATCCACACCGTAGCCCGCGTCAATCGTCCATGACGCCATTGCGACGAGGTTTCCGCCCAAGTGCGCGACCGAAGATAGGTCAAGGACGTTTGCTGCACCGCCAATGGAAGCGGTTGGCAAATACCACGCCTTAAGCGTGTTCTTTTGGATAAACCACATCCTGTTTTTGAACAGGGTGGGTTGAATTAGGTCGGTTGTTGTGACGCCTGTGATGGCAGGGCTAGACGCACCGTCAATGGCTGTCCAAGTGCTGCCATTAAACAACAGCGGCTTATCCACCCCGTTTGCGGCGTAGAGGTAACTGCCGCCCGACGTTGTGATGTTGGTATATTCCCAGCGGCTATTGGTTAACCCTGTAACCTTTGCCGCACCAACGGCACCTGCTGTCGTAACGTCATAGATGTTGCCACCGACAACCGCAAACATCTTGTCTGTTGCGCCCGCGTTATAAACAAGCAGGCTTTCTACCTGCCCCGTCATGCCGGTGGCGTGTTTAACATAGCCGCCACGCAACGCCACGCTAGAAACGCCGGGGAACAAATTGACGAGCGTCACGGCGTCGGTTGGGGCCATGTTGGCGAGCGAGTCACGGGCGTTCCACCCGCCCACGGGGGCAGGCAGAGATGCGACGTTGTTCGTCGTGCGCTGGATTAGCCGTCTACGGACGGGCGATGCCATTAGTTGTTGCCCGTGCCATAGCCGCTATCGGGGATGTTGTCGTAACCGATCAACACCGTACCCGGTCGCGGGGCAAACGAGAGGTTGGCGGCAGCCGTGTCTTGCGCCACAGCCGTCTCAAATTCCATCAGGTAATCGCGGTAGAGGGCGGTCGTGTCAAAGCCCTTGGCCTCAAAATACTTGAGCTTCGTACCCAACACCATTAGGCGATCTGGGTAAATGCAGGTGTCGTTGTCGTTGGTGAAACTGTTTTGCGGGGTGCCGTCTGCCGCCTCTGCCCACGCCTTGCTGCGGTACTCAAAGCCGAGCAACTCCCCACCGTTCATTCCCGGCCAAATCTGGAAGTATTTGCCAAGCAGACGCCAGCGGATACGGGGGCCGGTGCTGATGTAGCCCGAGAGCAGCCATTCCCATTGCTGCGGTGACTCGGGGCCGAGCATTTCCCAACGCTTGCTCTTATCCCAATGGGTGCGGTTGACCGTGCTGACGTAATCAGGCGGCAAGCCGTATTTTACCTTTTGGAAGATGACCTGACCGCCAACAACCGTTTCGGTCGTCTGGTAGTTCAGCGTGACCGACGTAGCGCCGACAGAGGTGACGTAGGTGGCGTTCGGGATGCCGACCCCTTGCACCTGATAGGTCGTGTCCAAGCCCGCCGTAGAGGCAAGCCCGGTGATTGCGGCGACACCGTTGACCCAGTTACCCGTGGCCGTAGTGGCTTCGGTATAAAAGGTGTATTGGCGGGTCAGTTCGCGCCAATCAGCACGACGGAGAAGCTCATAACCACAGGCGTTCATCAACGCGAGCAACTGCACAACGTCTTGGCTGTTATTGCCAGCGACGGTGGACGGCGTAGGAATACCAAGCTCCTTGGTGCATTCCTGTATGAGTTCAACCATCGTGCTGCCCATGCTATGCCTCCGTTAGTTCTTTCGGCGGGCGACCACGACGAGGCTTGTCCTCCATCAAGGCCGCCATTTGTGCTTGCAACTCGGCCAA